AACTTCATAGGTGAAATGTTGTGTAATTCTAATTTACACTTGTTGATAAGTTCAACTTGTTCATCAACAGATTTTGTTGAGATGTACTCCGTAATTTGTTTTAATAATTCTTCCATAGTTAAAATATTTCTAATTTCCAATTTGATTTTCTTTTCTCCATAAGTTTTAAGTATCGGTCATAAGCGTCACTCTTGTTTTGTGTGAAACTTAATCCCTTACACCAATAATCATTTCTTAATAATGATTTACATATTCTTCTCCAAGTTCCGATTTGTTTTCCCGCCTCCAATTTTGGGTCAGCAAAATCAGGAATACCATCAGGTAGATTTGCTTTATCCATCCACCATTTTACAAAGATAGTAATTTTATTTTCATAATGAGTTTTAAGTTTTGGTGGCATTGAATTTAATAACAGGTTTGCAAAACTTTGCCATGTGTGTCCTTCAGGTTTTGTGATTTTATTATACCCACTAATGTTTCCTGTTTCATTCACATACAACGCTCCACTGTTTGCACCATTAACTCTTGCAACAACCTTACTCCAAGTTTCAGGTTCAATCAAATGAAACAACCATAATCCTCTTCGTTGGTCATCACCATACGGTTGACAGATTCTCATTTGAGATGGAGTTAATCCTGCCTTATGCATAATGTCATAAAGTTTGTTATACGGTCTATCTTGATTCTTTGCGTGATATACCCAAATGTCAGATGTCTTCCAATCATAAATTGGATACACATTGAATACATTTTCACTTACTGATGTGGTGTATATCTTATCTTGTTTCTTAACCTTTGATTTTGATGCCAATGTTCTATAACGATTCAAACTTTCATCAGAACGAATACCGACAAAACATGCACACTCTTTACCTTCAGCATACCACTCACCAAACTTTGGTACGAACTCTTCAAACTCCATTCCCTTCTTAAAAAATGGAAAATAAGATTCGTCATGAATACCTTGTTTTGGTAAGGGTCTAATCCAATCCTGTTGTCTTTCATCATCCCAACAAACCCAAAATGTTTCGTAAACACTCACAGCATTTCTCAAATGAATTGGAAGACATACCCAATACAAATCCATGTATTCCTTATACATTTCAAAACATGATTCAGCATGTTTGATGGTCAGATTATATTGTCCCTCCAAATCAACGAGTAATACCCCAATCTTACGGTTTCTTTTGATTGCCTCATCCATAACCAAATGAAGCATTACCGTTGAATCCTTACCCGCAGAAAACGATAAATAAATCTTTTCAAAATTATCAAATGTCCAAGAGATTCTTTCTTTGGATGCGTCGAGAACATTTATTGTATTACTATAATTTTTCATTCTACAAATTTAATATTTTATTTTGTATCAGCCAACATTTCTTCGTAAGCAGCATATTCTGCTTCAAGTTGTCTTTCTTTAATGGATTTGAAATCCATGTCAAAGTCATCAGGGAATGTGTATACATCCTCTTCAAATAATTCGTCTAATAGTTTTTTGATTTGTCCCATAAGTTATATTGTTTTTATAATACAATAATAACCTATACCTACCTTTAGGTCAAGCATAAAACAAAAAAAAAGTCAGATTTTTTTAGAACCTGACTTTTAACATATAAAGATTTATAAGAAATGAGGGGGCTACATAAACAATAGATTAAATGGGAGTAAAAATAACAATGGCGTAGCACCCCTCACAATACTAAATATAACAATAGTATCTTGGTAATCAATATAAAATTATTCAGTTATTGGACCACCAACAACCCATGCATCACAGGTTCTACTTGCAGCACATTTGAAGTCGTATGCTTCACAATAACCCAAGTCACCTGCTTGAATTGAATCATACGGGTCAACACCCACATTACCCAATCCTTGAGCAATACAATCTAAAATTTCTTTTGTCTGAATAAAAAAAGAACAGTTACCACAGAGAGCTTTCTTTGCTTCATCTGTTGTTGTATTGAACTGGTCTGCTTTCTTTTTCCAATAATCCTCGTTTGGAAGATTGGGGTCTAAAGGACCGTAATGGGCTTGGTCAATACACTTCTGTCTGTTCTCTATATTTAATGGAATGTCTAATGTTGCAGGAGGACAATCTTGAAACTCAACTGGTTCAATAATTAAATTGTCTTCTGATAAAACGATTGGACCTGATGGTACAACTACTTTTGATGCACATTCCCTGTAGGCTTGTTTATAATCTATTCCTTGTGCTTTCTTTTTTGCGATACATGCACCAAGTGCTGTACCCTTTGTATCTTCTTCACCAAACTCTTCCATCTTCACCCACCAGCGATAATATTCGTTGAAAGATGTTAAACAGAAGATGGCTCTTTCTTTTCTATCTCCATGTTGTTCTTTTATCTTTGGATGAGCCGCGCATCTTTGCAAAAATTTTCCTCTACCCTCACTCTTTCTTGGAGTTAATACGAATACCTCTGAAACCTCTTTATCTTCCATTTTAGACATCTTCTCATCAGCTGCCTTATAACATATCGCAGCAGCTTGTTCCTGTCCGTATTCGTCTATAATTGACGAAATACATCTTTGGACAAATAGGTCCTTATCTTCGTTTTTTTCTCTTGACGGAATTGGCATTACTTAACTTTGGATTTTAGGATTTTATTTTCTTTATGTAATTCGTCGATTTTCTTTTCCAAATCTTGAACCTTAATATTAAGTGATTCAATTTCTTTTTTCAAATCGTCAATAATCCCTCTATAAAGATTAATTGATAATTCAAGATTGCGTAAGACCTGATTGTCTGTGTCCGCTTGTTGTTTTCTTTTTCCAACAAACCATGCTGCAATACCAGTCAACGCATTAGATAAAAATAATAATATAGTTTCGTTCATAATAAATTAAAGTCCTCCCCAAAGACAAGCATACTCTGGTCCTGAATAATATCCAATACCACTTTTTTGGAATTGAGATGCGATGTCATAACCTGAATATCTACCAAGTGATAATTCAAGACCACTAAAATAGTTCTTACCAAGATGAGGTTGCATTCCATTTCTTGTTGAGTAGTTAAATACAGACGGATATAAGTTCGAGTTCCAAATAATTTGTTCAATCATTCTTTGCTCAAAGAATTGTGACCTGTCATCATATTTTTGTTGCAAATATTCCATCTCTTTTAGTGTGATGGTATTTTCAGCACCCGCCACAATTCCATTATTTTTAATTCTGAAAAGTATGGATGGCATTGCCTCGGCTGCGGCAGCATGTATCAACATTGGTTGTGCAAAGTATTCAAGAAAGTTTGTATCATTATCATTCAAGTTTGAATTGATTACTCCGTCCAATAATTCTTTGTAGTATTTTCCACCGATGATGTATTCCAATTTGGTCTGTTGTACCACGGCAATAAACGGTAATAAAACTGCTGATGTAACATTTTGGTCAATGTCCGTAAAGTTTTTGATTTTCTGCTCTGAAATGAGCAACACATTTTGTGGAATTAATGCTGACATATTATACTATTGTTTCGTCTTTATTTTCATCAACGGCAACATCCTTATTTACATCAACCGTTTCAATCGGTGCTGCGTCAGGAACTGTAACCATTTTGAATTGTTTAATTTCAATCTCGGCAGGTTTATTATCTCTCAATCTTAATAATTTCTCGAACACTTTTTTTATTTCTTCTTGAATCGGATTAATAACGAGGTGTTGGAAATGGTCTTGTGCTTCAAGATGATTCGGTGTACCCAAAGCACCAGGAGTACGAATACCCAATAATTCAGGTGAACTTATCTGATGCGATGTTAAAATGGACTCTTGAACTTTCTTTGATAATTCAATAAACATTGTGTCAGAACCATTCGTTCCAACAGGTGTTATTTCGGGAGCCTCCTCCTTTGTATTGGCAAATGTGAGCATTAATTTTCCGCTATTGTTGCTTCCTCCATATTTCGCGGATAAGGTTTCGTAGATTTCTTGTCTTTGTTCAGGAGCAGGAATCCCTGAATTTAACGAAACAAATAATGACGGTTGTAGACCATTCACAATGTTTGAATGAAACCAGTTATATATTTCGACCTCTGTCGCAATTGATGTAGCACCTCCCCAATATGTAGGACAGCTATAATATTCTGCGCCAGGAGTGTGAGTTGTGTAATAAAAAACCTGACTTGGCTCATCAGCAATAAAATTCATTGCTGGTAATTTTCTTGGTGGAAATTTCTTAACATTAGCCCAATCAGATGAATAAAAATAATTGTTTACATGGTCATTAATATCACTTCTCTCGGCTCTTAATTTTGATGTATCCATTGAGTAGATTTCAAAACCTAAATCTCTGTCTCTTTTGTATACAATATTCAACGAAAATGACCCATATAAAATAAAATCCAAACAAGCCTTATTCCAGATGTCGAAGATGGAGTCACCCAATGAATTTGCCATCATGAGACGAGAATTGTCCCCATCTTTCAATGTTAATTCTTCCCCTCTTACACCATACCACTTTGACATAATCGCTGCACGGTGGGTTGGAGAACTATTGTATAAACGAATTAATTCTTGAGGAGCCAAGTTGGCAATTCCATAGTAGACCCATGGCGTTCTGTTATTATATCCTGGCTGTTCTTCAATTACAGGTACTCGAGCCTGAACTCCACTGAATACTCTAAATAAATCTTCGTTAATTTTTTGTTCTTCCATATCTATAAATATAGTTTTTTTAGTGAATAATCATTACCATGAATTATAGTTCCATTTAGATTGTAAGTAACTAATTACATCATTGTATTCAATTTGTGTTAATTGTTTACCATAAACAAGTATCTCGGCAACATATCCAACAAATTTGGCGGCTCCGTCATTATTTGCTCCCACTGAAATTGCACTTACAGTATTTGGAACTGAACCTGCGGAACTTGATGTTTGATAAATTAAGTTGTTTGCATTTCCTGAAAATGAACCTGATGTTGTTCCACTACTCGCCGCAAGTATATAACCATTTTTACCTCCCAAAGTACTTGGAGTTGACCAAAACCAGCTAATTCCAAAATCATCAGAACCCATTGTCAAACTTCTATTTTCTAATGGTACAGGTCTACCAGGTCCGATATATGCTCTATATTTACCACTATTAACTGGTGGGGCTTGGTCTGTCATATTGAATATTAATGCATTTGTGTTTGAACTATTGTTAAATGCTACGAAGAAGTATGTGAAACCTGAATCTGTAAATGATGTTCCTGTTGTTCTCGCTAAATAATCTGTTCCATCAAAGTATACAAGTGTCTTACCTGACCATGCAGAACCTGGTGTTGATGCTGACCATGTAGGTTGTAGTGTTGTACCTGTTTGATATAAGTAGTAAGCATTTGCAGATTTATCATTCCATCTCTCAACATTTTGTGTTCCTGTTCTTAATGTGAATGTAGAAGCATCTGCGGAGTCATACCATGTTTGTAAATTAGATATTGATGATGGACTAAATCCTGGTGTTGGACTTGGTGTCAATGTCGCAGTAGGAGTTTGTGTAGGAGTTGCGGTTCTTGTTGCAGTCACACTCGGAGTAGGAGTTGATGTTGCAGTCACACTCGGAGTAGGAGTATTACTTGGTGTTTGAGTTTGAGTTGTTGTTACACTTGGTGTTGGTGTAGAAGTTACTGCTGGTGTTCCTGTTGGGGTTGATGTAACCGTAGCAGTAGGCGTTGGAGTTATTGTCCAATTAGCATAGTTCCATTTGTTCTTCAAGTATGTTAATACTCTTGTTCTTTCATTTGTTGTTAGAACTCTATTGTATAGAATAATCTCATATAATGTTCCGATAGAATCAGCAGAAACATCTGACATTCTAATACCAGTCATCGTTGTACCAGCACTGAATGTACCTGATGTATTTGATGGTACTGTATCGTTCAATGTACCATTTACAAATGATGAATTACCTGACACACTTAATAATGCATAAGGATATTTGCTTCTTGTTGTCCAATTACCAAATTGAACTTTTCTACCTGGTGTTCTCGCTTCAAGAATATCAGCATTTGTATATTGAGAAGAAACACCTTCACCATTATTTGTATCAACAGAGAATTGTAATGAGTTTGTCTCATTTGGTTGATAAGATACAATGAATAAAGTATTTCCTGATGGAACTGCTCCCGATGTTGCTCCACTCATATTAATACCTGTTCCACTGAATGTTATACCTGAATAAGGTAATCCATTAGCGAATTGTACTAATTGTGGTTGTAATGTTGTTGTGGCTTGAGAAACAACTGCTCCTGTTATACCACTCCAAGATGTAACAAATGTTGTTGAACCACTAACTCTTGTTGAATAAGTCGTAGCACTTGACGCATCAAACCATTGGAATAAATCCGTTAATTCAGTAGGTACAAATGGTGGAGTTGTAGGAGTTGGAGTAGGTGTTGATGTTCTTGTTGGACTTGGACTCGCAGTATTGGTTGGAGTTTGTGTTTGAGTTGTAGTATTGGTTGGAGTAGCGGTATTAGTAGGGGTCTGTGTTGGAGTAGGAGTACTTGTTGCTGTTTTAGTTGGCGTCTGTGTTTGTGTATTTGTAGGAGTTTGTGTTTGAGTAGCAGTTTGAGTAGGAGTCGCAGTTAAAGTACTTGTGGTTGTAGGCGTTTGTGTTTGAGTACTTGTTGGAGTACTTGTAGTAGTATTTGTTGGGGTATTAGTAGGAGTAGATGTCGCAGTTTCCGTAGGAGTAGCGGTCAATGTAGTTGTAGCAGTAGGAGTTTGAGTTGCAGTGTTGGTAGGAGTTTGCGTCATTGTTGGAGTCGGACTTGGTGTAGCCGATTCTGTTGGTTCTGGTGTTCTTGTATTGGTTGGCGTTTGTGTTTGAGTCGCAGTGTTTGTAGGAGTATTGGTAGGAGTTGGTGTGTTTGTTGGTGTAGCACTTGCAGTAGGTGTTGGAGGATTCAATTCATTTGGTGCAAATATATAGTTCGAGTTAAATTCGTTGTTAGAAATAAACTCAACATAGTATTCATTTGTTGTATCCGCAGATGTTACAATAACAACTGCTGTACCATATTCAACTGCTCCTTGTGATAGTTGTGGATTCAGATTACCTGAACCTGCTGGTTGCTGATAAATTGCGTAGTTGTATTGGCCTTCGAACGGGAAGGCAATCTCACCTGCACCTTGTCCTTCAATAAATTCAAATTCGTCATATCTACTCCTTGAAACAGAAATATCTGTTGGAATAAATCTAACTTGTTGTTTTGAAAAAATGTGTGTGAAAGAGAATAACCACTCTGGGTTTGGTATGGTTGAGTTCTGTGAAACAGTTACAACTAATGAATTTCTCTGTGCGGTTTTTATTATCAGCATACAAATATAAATATAACACAGGGGGTTATTCACCCCCCATGTTAATTAATTTTATTATCCTTGAACAGTGATTCCTGTTGCGATTGACGCTAAAGAACCTGAAAGTTGATTCATTGGATTTGGTTCAAGATATTGGAAAGTCATATTGTATCCGTTTTGGTCTCCTAAAGCTTTACCTGTTACTGATGTACCAGCACTGATAAAACAACCATAGGTTTGACCTAAAAGGAAGTATTGACCGTTATTATCTTCAGCCACGATTGCTAATTGTTGAGATTGAGCAAGTGTCTTTAAGATATTTCTTTTGTCTTGAGAAAGTTTGTTGAAATAAGTTACGACTTCACCTTGATAGAACACAGTACCATTCTCTAAACTTGCATTTACAGTTTCTGTTAATTGTGATGATGTTCTAATTAGTTGAAATTCATAAAATGTTCCTGTTCCTGATAATGCTGTGATAGTATCTCCTGTTGAAGATGTGATAGAAGTCACATTAGTGTAGTCGGTAATCCACAAGGTTTTCAGACCCCCTGTATTATCTCTACATCCTAATTGGATTCCAGCGCTTAAATTACAAGCCATGTTTTTATAAATTTATTAGTTTCGTTTATTTGTTTTAAGTAGGAGGGGATTGCTCCCCTCCGACCAATTTTGTTATTCTACGATTATGATAAACCGTTAGTCACGAAGAACTGTGGAAAAGCGATAGCCGTTCCGATTTTCCAACTCGCCATGATTCTTACTTCTTGGAAATCTTGAGACCACCATGCTCTGAATGAATCCTCATCAGAAGTTAAATCTGTACCTACAAGGAAGAATTGTTGTGGACCTAATGCGATTAAGTTAGAACCGTTCAATCCTGGAACACCTACAACCTTATAGTTAGTTTGTGGATGGAAAATAGAATAAACAGAACCTACTTTACCTACAGCAGCACTGTCAATGTAGAAGTTGTTTACATTTCTAACTGCTTGTAAGTAACATTTGAATTGTTGCTCACTCATGAAAATTACAATATCCTCACGAGAGTATACATCAGCAGACATACTGTTAATTAAGTTGTCAATTTGTTGTAATACAGCGTTTGCTTTTTCAGTTGCGTTAGAACCTGTTACAGAACATAATGCAGTTTGACCTGTTAATTTAACACCACCATCAGCAGTGTATCCAGAAGATGCGAAGATTTGTTGGAAACCAGGGAAAGTAGAACCAGAGAAATTACCAGTTGAACCTGTGTTAGCTTGCCATAATCTTAATTCGTTACTTCTTTTGATTTGTTTAGTTTGTAGGTCGATAATCGCCTGCTCAAATGGAGCATTTTCGTTATATGACCCTGCGTTTAAGAATTGACCTAACCAAAGTGTGTTCAATTCTTGTAAACATAAAGATTGGTTTACCTT